GCTTGCTGGAGGAAATACAACATTTGTAACATCGCTTTCTATGGTTTCTATATTTTTTTGATAAAACCAACATACAGTTTCTGGATATACAGGTGATATTGTAGATTGGTAAAGTGTTCCAGGGACAACTCCACTAGGTATAGCTGATTTTCTAACCCTAAGAAGAAATACAGCTCCCGCGTTTTCAGAATCACAAACAAGTATTTGAGCACCAAATACAGCGTCTGGTGGTGGGCAAGAATCTCTACCAGATATTGTATCATCATCAACCAAAGGTTGTTCATCAGCATACTCTATAGGTACTTCCGTTGTAAGAGAGAAAGTTCTTTCATTGCCATCAATTTCAAATGTAAACGCATCTCCTTCAGGTGTTAGCTGGTTTATACTATAAGCATTTTTTATATCATCAGGATATAACGCATCGTCACATGAAGTGTATTTATAACCTGTAGCAACTGACGGTGGAACAGCGTCTGGATCTAAAGGTATTACACCTTCAGATGATGGGCCTCCTGCTATTAAATTATTTAAGTCGGATATCAAGCCAGTGGTAGATGTTTCCCAAAATATCTCTATTCTAGATTCAACGGGCTTAACTTCAAAACAAGCAAACAAAGAATTTTTACTTGTTTTATAAGGCTCTATACCTAGAGACTCACCATCAGACATACCTAGTATTATACACGTAGGGTTATTAGATGCTGACCATATACCTTGAGATGTTGGATATTCATTTTGTTCTGTTTGAGCAGGAACTTGCAGACCAAGCTCTGTCATTCTACCATATGCTGATATTGAAGCTCCTTTTTGACCTAAGTAAAATTGATTAGCGTAATCTCTAGTTTCACCAGCTACTTTGTGAGCTCCTACTCTAGGATATAATATAGAGTTACTTGTTCCAAATTGTGTCTGAAGTGGAGATACTTCTGTCAAGTCAGCAGGAACCTTATTAACATTATCAGATATTAGACTAGTAACGTTAAAGTCATTATAGTTAATACCACTACCGTAACCACCGGTTACAACTTGAGCTTCAGTGTTTATATCTGTTACCTGACCTAAATATACATTGTAAAAATCTTGAGCTTGTTGCTTTACAACAATCTTGTAAGCATGCCAACCTAACACGTTTCCTTGACTTTCAAAGGTTAATATAGCCCCATCTGCGTAATTGCTAGTAGAACTTAAACCTTGAACATAAATACCATTTTTATTTGGATCATCTTGATTTATCTTTATTTGACTAACTACAGATTTTTCAATAATACCATCTTCTGTCTCTCCAAAAAGTATATCACCTACATCTATGTTTCCGTATTTATCAAAATCATCAATTCCGTTTAACTGTATATTGCCATCGTCTTCAGTGCTATCTACCATTTTTTTATAAGTAATAGGCTTATATAGTCCCGGGTAACCTGGCTCGTCAAATCTCTCTAATGGTATACCATCTCTAAATAAAACTTTTATAGAATCACCTCTCCACTCTGATACATTAAAGGTATCATTATCAGCATATGGATGATATGTTGTAGAAGCATCAAAAATCTGATTTACGTTATCTACATCAACAACAACTTGAGAGGAGCTAAACTCAGATAGCACAACATCAGATTGTCTGCCATATCTATCTGATAGCACAATACCAACTTGGTAACTTCTGTTTTGTTTAACAGTATGTTGTGGATATGATATAGAAGGAAGATTAGTTAATCTGTCAACTTTATCATAATTTTCAGCAGGTTTTGTATAAGTACCAGGAGCAAACTTTTCAGATATTTTAACATTATACTTTATATCTTTAGGTGGAGTATGTTTATCTAGTATGTTACCATATATTATTCTATTACCAGCTATAGATTGACTTTTAGCCCTAACAGGTACTTTATCAAAAACTCTAATAGTTTCACTTTCTGGTAAAACCTTAAAAGGCTTTTTAGACTGAAAGTTATAATCAAAAAACTTAGTATCATTTTCTGAAAAAGAAGAATCTTCAATAGATATGCTTTCTAATACATATATAGCTAAACCACCATCGTGGTATAGAATGTCAACCTCTTTTACTTTAAGCTTGTCTTTTAGCTCGCTACATTTATATTCAAAAGGTATTCTTACAACAACATTGTTTACTGAGTTTTCAAAAGATTGTATAACAGTTGAGCTAGCTATCGCAATAGACTGATCTGTTTCTTCGTATATAATTTCGTCTGGGTCGTCATCTTTACCCGGTATAGCTAGCGTTCCTTCTGTTACTATATAACCATTTTGCTTTGGTATAAAAGCTGGTTGAGTAAAAGGCGATATTAACGAGTATTCGCCATCATCAAACTTAAATCTATACGCAAATCTAGAAAACTTATCACTAAGTAAATCTTGATCACCTGGCCAGTTGCCGGTGTAATTAGGGTTTTCATAAGAAATATAAAGAGTGTCCCCTGTTGATATTTTAGTATTTTTGTCTTCTCTAAAATCTCTATTAAGATCAAGCCTTATACTAGTTATTCTACCATCAGAGCTAGATCTAGTTATTAAAGAGTTTAGTATTTCAACAGGTCTCTCTAAACCAGGTGATGTAATTTGCATACCTGGAAGTATTTCTTCGGACGACCAAGAGTTTGCAATGGTAGATATTGATTTTTCATTACCACTTACGTGGCCAGCAAATTCTATCTTAGCATGTGGAAATAAAAATTGATCATATTGATTTTGACTAGTTGCAAAACCAAACTTTATAGATTTTAAATTACCATTGTATGGATCTGATTCAGCATCATCAAAAGGACCTTTAGCAGTCTTTGGATTTTCGGCAAGTGGATCTGTATTTATTTTTATATAATATAAAGTGTTATCACCATCTTGAGTTACAAATCTTTCAACTATAAAAGCTCTAAACCTTGGCTTAGAAAAAGAATTAATAACAGTTTCGTTATTATCAATTTTTTTAGTTTCAAATCCCAAAACCTCCATACCTACCTTTAGGTTGGTCCAAATTTTTCTTCCTTCAGTTGGGTCGTTTATATAGTAATAAGTAGAACAGTCAGAGTATCCCTTGTCAGATCCAGGAAATCCATCATTCCACCATTCTATTATTGGTGTGCCTGATCCAACTGGGTTTATTATTTCTATCTCATCTTTTAGTATGGGAGTTTTGTATGGGTAATATTTCGCCACAGATATGTGGTCTTCATCTGAATAATAGCTTGGATCTTCTAGTGCTGTTTTCCAATTTATTTTTCTAGGCTGATTTCTATTGTCAGTAAAATATAGTAAATCTTCTAGTATATCTACACCTAAAACTTTGTGCGTTTTTGAAAAGTTAAGAAATCTACCACTAACCAATACAACTGGTTCGCCTCCTATCTCTAAACGAACTATAAAGCAGTTAGCACCATATGGAGCTGGATTACTTAAATTATCTTCAGATTCATCCGTGTAGTCTGTTAAAAAGAATATAGCAGAATTATCAACTTCACTTCTAACATATCCTATTATTTGTATATTTTTTAAGTTATAATCTCCTGTTAGTTGCTTTTGCAGAGAGTTTCCAAGTATATTTTCTAAAGCCCCAACGTCATCGCCTTCAGATCTACTTATATTTACATTTAAAGCATCTCTATACTCACCTGCAGATAATAGCCTGTCGTCTAAGTCTTTGTTCATTTTTGATTGAACAAAGTTATTTTTAATTTGTGGAGCCATATTTAATATTTAATTTGCTTAGACTTTCCTCTAAACACTTGAATTATCTCACTTAGCTTAATATTTTGCAACCTTATTTTAGTGTTTCTTAACTGAGCTGATCTATCTCTTTTAAATCTCTGAACTAGATACTCAGGAACGTTAGCTCTTGTTGACAATATAGAATAAGCGATGTGCATGTACATAGCTTGCTCTGCCATTTTAGGTATTTTAACATCGCTGTCTTTTGCTAACCCATCCGATATATACTCTATTATCACAGTCTTATTAGCTATGTTACTTGAAAAACTAAACTTACCTGTTCTTTTGTTTATATTAAACCAACCATTTTTTTGAGCGTATTGAGGTTCTAAACCGTATCTACGACCGTAGTTTAATTTCCACCACTCATAATCATAAACATATGTACTGTCATCTTCTATAGATCCTGATATGTTGTTTGTATTATTTTTAACCCATCTTTGTTCTGTCTCAGATTGAGCAGCTAATAAATTAGTTTCTAAATTATCTTGCGTAGGAACACCTAGATCATCTTGCAATGGCATTTCACTAGGTGACATAGTTAAGTTATTTGTTGGATATATTGTTCTTTGAACACCTGAATCATCTATCCAAGAGCATCTAACGTAATTAACGTAGTCTTGAGGTATTATTATAGATAAACTAGGAGGAACGGTAACCTCTTGAGATTTAATGCTTTTTAGAGTGTCATAAGAAAACTCTTGTAAACCTCTTTTAGCGTGCCATACCACATCAGATCTTTTAACTCTACTTATCAATTTACCATTTCCTACATAAGCAAATATAAAGTTGTTTACAACATCAACCAAAGATATATACTCATAACTACCATAGTTAGATTCTAAGGATGGTTGATTTAATTCAACAACAACTATATCACCAATTTGAAAATCAAATGTAGGATTCCCAGTGTCATTTTGAAACAGAACTGTGTTGGGATAACTAAGCGATAGTCTTTCAGGTTCTATATTTATAACTTGATCACCTCTTAATACAGTTACTGAAAAATTAATATTAGAAACACCAAATATAGTATCTACTAAGTCAGTGTTAAAAGTGCACTTAAATTTAAGAAATTGTGGTGTAGTGTCTTGAACTACGAATTTTTGTTGACCAGAATAATACTGAGCGTTAGTTTCTTTTAGTAGTGCCATTTCTTATGCTTTTTTATTTGCTTCATTAGCTTGGAGTTCTCCAGCAGCAGCTTGAACAACTGATGGGTCTTTTATTATAACACCAGTATACTTTAATATCTCAAGTATTATTTCTGTTTGTAAAATACTATTTAGTTCGAAGTCTTGAGAAGGATTTCCAACTAAAGGTAGGTTAAAACCTGGACTGCCGTCCCAAACGTATTGTCCTAAGTCTCCAACACCATAACCCCAAACAACATCTTTAGGTTTTCTTACGTAATTAAATGTTACGTCACTAGCTTGTGGTGAAAACTTTGGAGATTTAGGATATACTGTTAATTCATTTTTTTGATAAGTAGCTATAGGAAAATCTATAGATGGTTGTAGTATAGGTGATAAAGTTTGCTGGTTAAATCCTCTTTTGTCCATTATAGCTATTTCAGGACTAGAATCCACAGCTGTAAAATAAACAGAACCTAATCTATAAACTTCGGGTTTAGCTGGAGAAGAAGATGGGCCAGGCTCTCTGTAAACTGTTGTGTTACCAACACCAGCAACAACAGCAGAAGCTATGTTAGTCTCTTCGAATATTTGAATATCATCATAAGCTTGATCTATTTTAGACGCAAACTCAGTATCTGTTTCTGGCATTCTTAAGAACTGAGAATAATCATCAAACATTTTATTGAACATCTCTAATTGAACCTGTGTGGAAACCTTGTTAAACTCATCAGGGGTTAAATAACCTCTTTGCTCTTTGTTTAGTATGCTCAATGTAGTTGTATATACTGTGTTTACGTTTATCATAGTTTAATGTTTAAAAAAAAGGCGGCGCAATTGCCGCCTTATATATAATCACTTGTTATTTAAGTTTTTTCTCCACTGACTTAAACACTTCAACACCTTCATCAGTTTTAAACCAAGATGCTAAAGCCGAGTAAGGATTTTCATCAAATGGTACTGTCATTAGTTTTCTACCATTAGAACCCCACTTAAAAGTTCTTTGATCACTAGAAAGCTTTAATATTCCCCTTTCCGTTGCAACTATACCTATATTTCTAACTTGCAGGTTTTCATCCTGGGCTAAATTTAAGAATAAGTTAGGATTATTTTTAGCAAACAATAAGACATCTCTTTTTAGTTCCTTAGAACTCATCTCTGTAACTTTAGAACCATGTTCTGTTCTCATTATAGCTTCAATAAAGTCTATATCTAATTGAAGAGCCGTATTCATAGCTATTACTTGTAACTCTAAATCCTCTGTTTGAAATTCAGCTTCTACAACTTTATCATGTTCTTGAAAAATTAAACCTCTGTGAGGATGTTTTTCTAAAAACTCTTGTAAATTTCTTTTTTCTTTTGGGACAAATAAAAAACCGTCTGTGAACACAATGTGCTTAAGAGTTACTTGCCCTTTTTGTTCGTCTACAAATATTGACTTTTGATTTGTAGCATACCTCAATTCTCTTTCATAACCTTTTTCCTTGTCGAACCAAACTAAAGGATATCTTCTAGTGTGCTTGCTAGGTATTGTGTGTGTTATGGGTGATTGATTATTTAATAAATAATAATTTCTATCTTTATAAACCCATTTTTCTTCTTTTTTTTCTTCCATAATATATAATATAATAATTAATAAAGACCCCGCGCGAGCAGGGTCTTTTTTATTTTGTTTTACTCTTATGATTCACCAGGACCAACTGGTTCAGCAGCAGAGTTAACAACTGTTATAGCAGAGCTGTGAGCACGTCCAAAACCTACAGTTCCAATCTGTTGGTTTATGTCGCTAGCTAAAGCTCCATTAGTTATTGATGTAGTAGCTTTCTTTTTAAGTTCAGTTAGCTTAGCTATACCTTCTTCAGTAGAAGGAAATATGCTATCAAAAACCACAGAAGGCTTAACAATTATATACTGTTCTTTAGCTACACCATCAAGTGATGTTGTAACCTTATAAGAACCTTCCCCGTGACTGTTGCTAGATTCTGTGATAGCTGTTACACCATCATTAGCTAATACTAATCCACCGTTTTTTGCTATTATTCCACTCATAATTTCTAATTTTAAATGTTAAACAATAATTAAGCTCCTTTAAATAACACGAAGTTATTTGCAGCTTGAGTTACTAAACATCTTTCAGATAAGAAATTAACTCTCATAGCATCAAGATCAGAAGTATAAGCACCTCCCACAGATCCAGTGATCCATGATTTGTATCTTCTATCTTCTGTTTCAGAAGCTCTATATCTTACATGTAAGAAAGGTCTTCTAATGTTAGCGCCTAACATTTGATCGTATACTGTTGTAGTACCAGCTGGAACCATAACACCATCGATTGATTTAGACATACCTCTTGTAGTAGCATCGTTTAGATATTTCCAATCAGTTTTGTAGAAGTCATAAGAACCTCTTCTGAAACCAGAGAATCCAAAGTTAAGTGCCATTTCAGCTTCGTTGTCAAAAAGACCGTAAGAAGCAGCAGCAGCAGAAGCATAACCTCCACCTGCCATAGCAGCAATCATGTCATCAAAATCAAGAGCAGTAGATCTTGATAAGAATAACATGTTTTCTTCAATAGCACCTTGAGTGTCTAGTTGCTTAAGTATAGCGTCAAAGTCAGCTAAAGCACCATTTCCAGCGGCTGGAGCACCAGCAAAACCAGAGTAGATGTTTCCTCTTTCTTCAATAGCAGCAAATAAGCCTTCAGTACCTTTTACTTTTACGTCAGCACCTGTTTGAACACCGTAGTTGAAAGCCATAGAGTTTGAAGCTTTAACACCTTCAACCATAGACATTTCCAAGTAGTCATCAAATCTTAACCTTGTTTCAGACTCAGATTTTAAATACCACATGTATCCAGATGTTCCGTCTTCAGTAGCAACTTCAACCCATCCAATTTGAGCAGTATCAGAACCGTTAATCTCAAAGTTGTCTTTAAGAATAATAGGTCTGTTTGAAAACTGTGTAAATCTTGGTTGAATAGTACCATTCATTCCAGTAGAACCTTTAGCAAATTCAGAACCGTAAACGAATAAGTCAACTTTCTTTAAACCTGCCCAATCTCCTTGGTATAACTCTACTGTTAACACATCTAAGGAAGAACCTGTAACGTCTTTTACTAAACCTTTTCTAGTAATAAGACCAGTTTCAGAATCAGTTATAACTAAAGTTTGACCAACTCTAATAGCACCTTTATTTTCTTCACTAGCAGCAATTGTAACAGTAGCCAACCATTCATCTCCTTTACCACCTTCATTACTAACTTCTGCGTCTTTATAAGCGATGTGTAATCTATTTTGCTCAGACCAAATTACTTGGTCAGATGTCATAGGCATCTCAGCGCCTACCATTCTTAAAAAACCTGATAACGTTCTGTTACCAAACCTTTCTACTTCCTGTTCGTAAAGCTCAGGTAAGTATTGCTGTGCGAAGGTTCCTCCTCCATCAGGGGAGTTAAAGTCTAAATAGTTTGTATTTAGAGCTAACCTTTTTGGCTGAGGCGTAATGCCTGGAGCCATATCAATTAATCCCATTTTTATATAGTTTTAAGTTTATTTTTTTCTTGTTTTAATTTTCAATTTAGAACTATCAACACCTGATATAGACCTAACTTTGAAACCATTTATAAAAAGATCTTCATTATTTTGAGGCCTAGAGGCCGCTTCAATATTTTTAGACTTATTAACAATTTCTTTAGTAGCGTCAGATTTGCCCTGCTCATAAAAGTGCTTAGCAATATCATCTATATTATTAGCTGCATATAATGCTTTGTGATAGTTCTTTTGATCAACTTTTTCATCACCTGAAAGAAACCTTCCTACCAAGCCTTGTAATTTACTCTGATCTTCTATTAAACCATCAACATTTTTAACGTTATAGTTAAACTTTTTATCACCTAGGTTAAACTCAAAACCTTTGAAATCCTTAGTGAAATATTGTCTAGCATCGTTTTCAAATGTATCCATTTTCTGCTTTCTAATGTTCTGTTCTTCATTGTATCTATTGAAAAAATCCATAGCTTTTTGCTGTTCCTCGCTAATAGAAGGTCTCAACTTGATCTCTTCATAATACTTAGCTTTGGTCTCGCTTAAAAAGTTTTTGGCTTTTGCAATTTCTTCTTTGAAGGCTAGTTGTTTTTTTCTAACATCTCGCTCTTCATCAATATCTTCATCATAATCAAAAGTATCTTCTATTATAAAAGATACCTCTTCATCATTTAAGTGTGGTTTAGTTACTTTGTAAAATTCTCTCAACAATGTTTTTTCATCTACATTTGAGTAATCTACGTTTAATCTAACATAGTCATTTAGAGTGCCACCAGTCTCACTCATAAAATCTACTAATTTCTTAACCTGCTCTGGAAGTTCGTATATGTTTTCTTTTTGTTCTTCACTTACTACAGGTTGCTCCATAGGTTTAACTTCGTCCTGCTCTTTAATATCCTCTTTGTTTTCTACCTTTTCTACCTCTTGTATTTCAACACTGCTTTCTTTTTTACTTTCAACTTCTTCTTCTTTTTTAACCTCTACTTTAATAGTGTTGTTTTCTTCTTTATTTTCAACTTCTTTTTCCTTTGATAAATCAACTTTTGATATATCAGTTTTGTTTGTTGCTATATTTTTAGGTTTACTTTTAACCTTAAAATCTCCTTGTGTTAACTCACCAGTGTTTGTTTCTTTTATTTCTTCTGACATAATATAATATAATAATTAATAATAAATTTAAACGCTTTCAGTAAAATCTATAGGTAAACCATTGTTAGCCCTTTGGTTTATCATTTGACTTTGTTGTGTTCCCTCCATTTGCGTTCTTTTATCTTTTCTATCTTCTATATCTACTTCTTTTTGTCCCATAGCAGATATGTCCATTTGCTTAAGCTGTTTATCAAAATCATATTTAATTTGCATTAAATTTTGATCTATTTGAGCTTTAGCTTGCATTTCATTTATTTTAAACTGAGACTTACCTTGCTCTATTTGAAGAGTTGTTTCTGCTAAAGCGGTTTGTTTATTCATTTCAGCTAGTGAAGCTCTTTCAGCGGCTTGAGCATTTGCATCAGCTTGTACTCTCATGTTTTCTTGAGCTTTAGCTTGGTCTTCAGCAGCCTTTCTCTTTCTCTTAAACTTAAGAACTTGATTAGCCAACTTTAAATTTTTTATCTCTCTTATCTCTATAGCATCCTCTAAATTAATGCTTTGATTTTGTAATGATATTTGTATACTATTTTCTAATTGTGCTTTTTCCTCTTCATCTGGTGTTAATTCTAAATATATACCAAACTCAAAAAGATTTAATTTATACATGTCTTCTAATGTACCAACATTAAAAGAACTTATACTAGACCTAAGAGCTTGTCTAGTTAGAGGATATTCTAAAGCATCATTTATTCTTAATGATATATTTTCGCATATTTTAGCAGATAAATATAAACTAGCTTGAACTATATGCTTTGTAGCCGTGTTTGAATTTGCTGCTGCTAATTTTTGTAAACCTACTAACGAGTCTTTATTAGGAACACTACCATCTCTAGCTTCATTCAAACCAGTAACATCCCTCATCATTTGTAGGTAATATTGATAAGCTTGTATTAACGCTCCCATTTTTCCAGCGCCATTGTTGGTATTTAACTCTTGTATAGGTACTTTCCCTGGATTAGCTCCACCATCTTGAGTCATAGATCTACCAACTATACTACCAGTTTGAAAGTACATATTTAAAGCTTCCTGTGGATTGTAAGTTGTTCCGTTACCAAGATCAACCTCAGCCAAGCCATCAACATCTAAGAAAACACCATCTGGAACGGTTCTAGATAGAACTTGTTGAAGCTTTAAGTGAGTTAATTGTATCATATCTGCAAAGCCAGTCATTCTTCCAACTAAAGATTCTATTCTACCTTTATACATTTTAGGAGCGCAAATATTGTAACTCATATTTACTTTAACTAGATTAGATGATGGCCTCGTCATATTTTTAGACATGCCCCACATTAACATCATGTCGTGACCTAGTATTTTAGCTCCACTATACAAAACCTCTATAGATCTAGATATTCTATCAAAGTTGTCATTTTTAGGTGGGTTGAATGTATCTGGTTTTTCTAAAGCTTTTTCTAAACCGTTTGGAGTTTCTTTTATTTTCCAAACTTGATCAGTATATGTTTTATATTCAAAATATAATACCGCGATTTGATTACCATCTCTTCTACCATTGTATTGATAGTTGTAGCTTTCTATACCAGGATACTGTTCTATTTTTTTTAATTCTTCTTCTGTTAAATGCGGAAACTCTTTTTTAAGTTCAGATAAGCTTATGTATTTAACTTCACCAACATACCATAAGTCTTGAAAGTTTGGGTCGTTAGTGTACGAGTAAACTAAGTTTGCTGGGTCTACATAGTCGATCGTTATACCTTCGGATAAGTTAAAGTTAGTTTTAACAGCACCTATACCTATAACAACAAGATCTTCAGCTATTCTTCTTCTAGTTAAATCATATTTATTAAAAGCTAAAGTATTTGTTATAGCTTCTTCTTCTGCTATTTCTATTGATTGCTTATAATTTAACTGCATGTGAACATCTAACTCCTCTTTGTTTTGAGGTAACTCTTCTGGGTTTGCAGTAGAATACATGTTCATACCAGTTACTTGCTGTATTTTATCTATAAGTCTTTTGCCCTGTATATCTCTAAGCAAAGCATCCGCATAAGCTGTTCTAGCTTTCATTGATTCAGGGTCTTGAGCATAAGCTTTAACATCGTATAGCTTACCGTCCATACCATTTACAACTATATCTACAAACTTAGGTATAATAGGTACAGGTTTCCAATCTAAGTTAAGGTAAGATAGGTCGCCATTTATAGCTAACTCATCTTTGTATTTTTGTACAGATTGTTCACCTCTAGCATATAGCCTTAGATTTCTAAAGTTATTAAAGTTAGTGTTGTACCTCCCTCCATTAGTAGATCTAGTACCACTAAACCAATCTCCTTCTATAGCTCTACCAACTTTTCTTCCATAGTCCACACTTGCTTTTACCTCGTCAGGTACCACCTGATCCGGGAAAGAACTACCATTATAAGTTTTTATTTGCATTTATTTTATTATTTGTGATAAACTACCTTTATTATTATATCTTTTTATACCTAAATTAATTGATTTAATACCCCTATCTGGAACAGGCTTGTATCTATTTTTATTGCAAGCCATTATAGCTAAACCAGAACTAATAGTCGCATCATGCTTAGTTCTGTTATTTATATTAAAAGTGGCCCAATCTTCTAGTGTTTTTTGAAAATACATATCACCAAAACCTTCACTTAATTGACCTACGTATGTTTCTATATAGCTTTCAACAGCGGCGGCATGTGCTTGTTTGATATCTTCACTTGAGTTTGGTATTCCACCTATTTCTTTTTCAGCAGTAGATAGTTTGTTCCAAACTCTATCAGGTCTATTCATGCTAAAACCTCTATAACCTCTTCTTTTTAAATAATACAAAAATCTAGGTTTGTTATTTTCAGCAAGTATTGGCATACCATAAAAATTTAAAGCCATTAATATTTCTTCAAAAAATATTTCAGCAGTCTGTGGTCTAGCTATATATTCTAAAAAAAAGTGATTAGGCGGTGCGTCTTCCATTGAGAACTTAGTCAATCCGTGAAGTGAACCGTTTGATCCTTTGCCATCTACAGTGCCTGATATATCGTAACTGTCTAGACCAAATGCTCCAATGTGTTCATTTCCAGGATATTTAATTCCATTTTTCACTAATACATTGTTTTGCAAGTTAACAGGAGGAACCCAAGATATTAAAAACCTACCATTTTCATTTGGCATAAATATAACTCTAGAATCTTTAATACCTTGTTCCCACATAAAGCTACCTCTAGTCACGGATTTAGTATTATTAAGCTCGTCGTTATAATCTATTTGTTGATATATCTTAGTTAAATTAAATAAACTATCTTTTGTTTCGTCTCTAAAAGCATGAGCTTCAGTTCTTGGAAACTGCCTATAGTATTCGTTTAAACTATCACTATCATTTTTTAATCCTTCAACTTCATTTTCCCAGTGTTCGATAACTCCAACTTCAATTGGTAAACCGTCTCTTCCAATTTTTTTATCTTCGCCTGCAACGAATACAGGTAGTCCAAAAGTATCCATGAATCCTTCGTAATTCCACTCCATAGGTATGAAGAAAGAATAGAGTCCGCTAGACGTTTGTCCGTTTCTATTTCTTTTTGTAACGTCTGAACTGTAGTAAAGTTTTTTGAAATTGTTTCCACCTTTATCTAACGCGTTTGAA